TGTCATCTAAAGAAGTTTCTCCAAGTTCAAATAACAAATCACCATCTCCAAAATTTTCTGATGAAGGTTCTGTGGTCATGTTTATACTATACCAACCGCTTATTAAATCACCTGAATTTCCCTCTTCACCACCAATGACAGTAATTTGTTGAAATCTAAATCCACTACGACTCTCATTATTTAATACAATTAAATTTTCTGGTGGTTGTCCTTGAATTTCAAACTTTACAAATAATCTTGGTCTACTAGAACTATCACCCAATAAATCTATACTATTTATCTCGTTTACATTTTCTCCATTTAAAATATCAGCCTCATAAAAAAATTCACCTTCAATTACTATTTCTTGACCTTTATCATTTGTTACTATGTCTTGATTGTTCAATGGTAAACCAATGTCAATAAATCTTATAAAACTAGCCTGTAAACTTTCTCCTTGTTCTACCACTTGAAAACCAATATTAAAATTATAATCACAAGAGCCATCATCTGTGTTAGCACCTTCTACAAAGTTATTAGCATTAGAATCTATACACCCAAGTATTACTGTATCTATAAGTGGTTCAGTTAACGGGTCATCATATGTAAATATTTCTTCAGAGTATGGATTTAAAAGTGATGTAAAATTATTGTTTAATTGAGAATTTATTTTATTTAAAAAGTTAAATATAGTTAATCTATCCAAGAGATTTAATTTTTCTACTAACTCTGGTGTAGCATCTGTATTTTCTTGACCTAAAGTTAAAGGGTTTAATCCCACAAGATTAGCAGTTGATTTAACAAGAGTAGAATTTAAACTTAGACCACCTATGGTAGCAAAATTAGAAAAGTCATATAATTTTAATTCATAATTTTCAGATGGATTCAACAAAATATTTGTTTGAAACTTTTCATAACCACCTATAATACGACCTTCATAGATAGCACAAACTAATCCTGTTATAGAGTAAAAACCTGGTTTATCATAAAAGTGTTCTAATAAAGTTGTACCCTCTAATAATTTAAATTCGTTTGTGTGTTCACGAGGTGAACCATCTCCCCAATCTAAACGAAAAAGATAAAAGCCAGTGTCTTCTCTTCCATTAGATAAAGATTGTGATATGTAAAAATCAAATCTACTTAGACCACCACCTGTGTATTTGGATTTTGCACCGTAAGTTTCAATATTGTGAGATGGTGTTCTACCGTTATCTCTTGGATATAGATAATAATTTATTTTACCTTCGGTTGCTAAATTATATTCAGTTGGATTTATTTCTTTATCATAATATCTATCTAATCTAATTATTTCATCATCATTATTACTATCAATTACAAATGGTAAGGCATCAACCGAATATCTATATGTTGATGAGACATCAAAACTTTCATTGAAAACAATTTGATTATCATTACCATCTATAATAGTTTTTGTATTTGAAGCAACTTCTAATTCTCCCTTTATGTATGACTGAAAAGTATTTTCATTATAATTTGAAGCTTCCCAAAAATCTCTATTGTTTAAATTAAAAGTTCCTAAAGTTTGACGATTATCTCTTTCTTCCAAAATTTCAGTAGAGTCTGGTATATCAGTTTGACCTGTAAAATTAGGATTATTATAACTTACATCAATACCTCTATCAGATTGAAACACTCTTAGTTGCTCGTTACCATCACCCCCCTCAGATGGATTACCACCTACAGATTGTTCTGCTGTATCGAATAACTCTTCTATGGAAGTAAATTTTGCCATAATTTATTTATGCTGGTGTTGTAACACTTAGGTCGTCAACTTTAAATCCCCTTGCTCTTAATAAGTCCGACTTACTTATTATCTCTACTTTACATTTAGCACCAAATTCACTATTAGCAACTAGAATGGGTCCTTGATCTGTTGGTTCAATATGATTTAACCAATACTGCCTGTCTGTAAAATATAGGGAACTACTATTAATTTCGGTTGTGGATGGCCATGTGGCCTCAATTTTAGTTGGATTATAAGTAGCACATATGAAATACCATTCATTTAAATTATCGGTTGGTACTTGAGGAAAAGCCGTGTGTACTCTTGTGTGTATATTTGCAATACTACGATTATTCACTCTACCTAAAGCACCACCCGATGAACTTCCACCATTGGCAACATGTCCCCAATGATTATCTCTAAGTGTGCCATCACTCTCTCTAACAATTAAACTTATATACCTATAGTAGTTTCCACTATATTGATTTATTCTGGTATCTAATCTAAATCCTTGACCATCACCCATTAGTGGATTTCCAAAATTAAATAGAGTTCCACCTTGTGTCTTTCCAACAAACCTCACCCACATTGTTATCGTAAAACCCTCAACTAAATAAGAAGGACCTGTAACATCGTTTATCGTAACTTCTTTTTGAAATTCTAATAATCCATTGTCTGGTGATTTTAAAATAATTGCTTGATTAGGTTTTCTTATTTTTAAAAAACCATTTGATATATTTTCATATTCAGGTCTTTGATCTTCTACTTCTTGAATAACATTATCAACATCACCAAGGTAAGTGTTTAATCTATTTCTCATTGACTCAAGAGTTTTACCTTGATTAATACTACTACCCTCTGCCTGTTCATCTAATCTTGTTATGTAAGCATTTGATTGATTTTCAAAACTAACACGAGATTGTTCATCTTCATTATAATTTTGTGGGTTTTCTCCAACACCATCTCCATTATCATCTTGAAAAACAGGTTTTGGTCCTATTAAATTATTAAAGTCACTAAAAAAATTATTTATTTGATCTTGACGAGTTGTTTGTGTTGGTAATAATTCAAATATGTTTGTATCCAATAACTCACTAGCTTTTTCAGGATTTATTTTGTTACCTATTTTTGGTTTTGTTAATTGACTGAGATTTAAAATATCAATGAAATATTTATCTCTCTGAGTAGCTCCTATTTCAGGCTCATCTCTGTATACTATTATCTGTTTAGCAATATCTATATAAATTATACCACCATCTGTTTTAGTATATTTTATTTTAAATCTTTTAATTTTTTGATACTCATTATCTGGTAACTCCATTTCACTTAGATAGTCTTCCTCCTCTGGCATATCAAATGAAAAACTATTTTCTAAATTATCATAAATATTATTGTTATAAATTTCTTGACACACCTCTTCAAAATTATCACCTTGTAAATCATTTCGGTTTTCTAGTGTGTTTCTGTCTTTTTTATAAAATACTAGAGGTTCATTTTCATTACGACCTGTCTGTTTAATACCATCACGAATTGTTGTTTGTAAAGATAGCACTTCTTCATCGCTTAAAGTGTTTGATTGAAACCACAATTTATAAAATAAATCACTCACGATTTCCCTTACTTGTTGTAAAGTTTCATAATCAAATGGAATTACTGGTGTTGATTCTTCTTCTACTTCTACATCAATAGGATCAACATCATCTTCTTCAATTTCTATTGTCTGCACTATGACCTCATCAAAAATTATTTCATGACTAATTCCTAATGTACCACTACCTATCATAGCCGTACCATCTTCATGTACATGATAAAGACCTATATATTGTTGTGATGGGTTATTAAGAAAAAACCAATTATCTGCCTCTGTTGCAATTTGATCTGTTATCACTATTGGATTTGGATTAGGATCAATAGAAAAACCATCTAAATCAGTTCCTGGTGCTGAAACAACAAAGTTTGTTACTTCATAATATGTTACATTGTGATTAGGCATTTTATTTACCCACCCCTTGTCGTTGTAGTTTGTTGACCAGTTCCACGAGTGGTCGTAGTTTGTTGACCAGTTCCACGAGTGGTCGTAGTTTGTTGACCAGTTCCACGAGTGGTCATAGTTTGTTGACCAGTTCCACGAGTGGTTGTAGTTTGTTGACCAGTTGTTTGAGTGGTCATATCTGGTGACACCTCACCATTAGAACTTTCAGTTAGTATTAACCAACCATTTCCATTGTTATCTAATTGATACTCATAAGTTTCACCATCAATTGTGGTTTCATTGGAATAAGTAACTGATTCTTCCGGTAAAGGATATTCCAAACCAATTACACTAACTGTTTGAGAGATATCAACTTCAAATGTCAACTGATCTCCACTTACAGCTCTCTCAACAGGATTATCAATTATAATATCCCCATTTGATAAATTAACAGATACTATTGTAAAGTTTTCAGAGTAACCAATAGTTTCTTCTGATAAAGTAACAATCATTCCTTCTACTACTGAGCTTAATAAACTAGAATCATTAGCAGAACCTGGTAAGTATGTCCATATTTTTTTATTAGAAGTCGTCATTATCACTCTACCGATTAACAAGTCTTCAGAAACAGAGTCTTCAATCTCCTCTTCTACCTCTTCTTCAATATCTTCAAAAATCTCTTGTGAAACATCTATGGTAAAATTAAGAATATCACCACTTCTCATCCCATCAACTTGATTATCTAAATTTATTATTCCAGTAGTTAAATCAACGCTTGTTATTGTGTAATTTGATTGAACACCGATGTCTGATGGGTTAGCTAAAGTTATAATCATTCCTGAGGTAACTTGTCTTAATAAATTATCATTATTAGCTGTACCTGATAAGTATCTCCATATTGATGCATCACTACCAATCATACTCACATTACCAGTTAATAAACTTGTTTCTTCCACCTCTTCTACAATATCAACTTCTTCTACTTCTTCTATTTCTTGACTAAGGTCAATATTAAAAATAAGTGTTTCAAAGGTATCTAAAACTTCTCTATCTAAATTTATCAAACCATTACTTAAGTTAACAGACAATATTGTATAGTTTTCTTGTACACCAATGTTTGATGGGCTTGCTAAAGTAACAATCATTCCTGAAGTAACTTCCTGTAACAAACTCTCATCATTAGCAGAACCTTGTTCATACATCCATGTTTGACTATCATTAGTTGCTGATATCACACCACTAAGTTCGTTCCGAAGTGGTGTTATTGTTATATTTTGTTGTGTGGTCGTAGTTTGCTGACCAGTAGTCGTCTGTTGACCAGTTGTAGTTTGCTGACCAGTTCTCTGTGTGGTCATAGTTTGTTGACCAGTTGTAGTTTGTTGACCAGTTCTTTGTGTGGTTGTAGTTTGTTGACCAGTTGTAGTTTGTTGACCAGTTGTAGTTTGTTGACCAGTTCTCTGTGTGGTCATAGTTTGTTGATCAATCTGTTGACCAGTTGTAGTTTGCTGTCTATCATGATAAGACATCTTATGTCCTTAATAGAAATTCAAAATCGTTATCGTATATTATCTCCTGACCATCGTTATGATTGACCTTTATTAGTATCTTGTAAGCACGATTTGGCTCAAAAGCATTTAGGTCTTGTTTAAAATAGTTTGAGGTCGTGTCACAACTCATTGTTGTGTAAGCACTAAATGGGACAACTGACTCGTTTGTTGCCATGTCAATAATAGAGTAAGCACCAGAAGTGTGTGGTATGTAACTACCACTTATAGACTGAACTGATGTTGTGAAACTTTTCTGTATATATCTTTTACGAGCACCAAACCTAAACTTAATAGTTTCATTTTCTTTATATCCCTCTCTAAAATGTATTGGATATAAATAATTTTCACTATTACCACTAACATCCAATTCAGTTAAGCTGCCTGTATTTGAGCCTGTTGCTGGTAAATGGTCATCCCATTTTAATTCTATCTTTGGAGAATATATTGTGTTAGTTTGTTTTGAGAAAAATTTAAGGTCTTCAAAACTACCAGTAGATATTTCTCTACTACCAGACAATCTAAGTAGTAGACCGTAATTTTCATTATCACCTCTAAACCATTTTTTAGATATTGAAGTTATGTCCATATTAATATCAGGTGATTCGGATGAAAATGTTTGTGACACCTCATCACCTGCTATATAAGTTCCACCAGCATCAACCCAAGAAACTTCAGCTCCACCTTGTGGAAAAGACCTATTTTTCCAACTACAACCATCTGTTGTTTTAGGTCTATCTGCCTCTTTACCTACACCTTCATTCCAAGATTCACTAATCGGATAAGCAGCAATTGTGTACTCTTCACTTAAACCACTTGTACCTTCAGTTTCGTAAAGTCTAAGGTTTAACTTATAGTCATTTGGTAAAACAGATGAACTAATATAAGTCTCTATTTCCTCGGTGTCAAACTGCACTAGAACACGAGTTGGATAATGAAATGTTCTATCAAAAAATACTTTTTTTAATTCAAGAATTTCATCTTGTCCAGTATTTTTGTCTTTAAAATCTTCACCTGTAATTTCATCTGAACCACTACTGATAAAAGAGTCTTTAGTTGTAAAAAAATATTTATGCATTATATTACTTTCCCATATATGTCTTGATTAGGATTTTTTAATTCAAATATAGCAGGAGTAACCGATGGTCTATAAACACCATCTTGTAAAGCATTTTCAAAATTATATTGGAAACCATAATTAGAATCATTACCTTCATATGGTTCACCGTCGCCTTTATAATAATATAATTTTCTACCACTAGCAATTTTATCATTACCATCTTGAAATAATCTCAATTCCCTTATCCCTATTACCCCATCTAAAGATAAAATATCATATTGTAAATCATTCATATTAATGGCTTGTTTAAACTGCATTTTTTCAACACTAAAAAACTTTTTAATTACTTCGATTACATTTAATTTTACTTCGGTAGAATTAAATCTTCTATCATAATTAACTTCAAAATTAACACCAAAGTTTATAACATAGCCAGAAAATAATGTATCCTTTAAAGTAAATCCAAAATCAACAATATCATTTATCATTCTAAATTGATTAATATAAGTTGCTAAATTTTGTAAAACAAGTTTTGGTGTTTGAACTAGTTGTTTATTTTGATTATAAGATAAAGTAGAAACAAAAAGAGTTCCACCATCTAAGCGTTCTACATAAGCTTTAGCAATACTACCAAATTTTTGAGGTACACTTTGAATTCTAGCAGTATAATCTTCTTTAGTAACACATCTTAATTGAGTAGCAAAAAAAGCATTAGCATTATTACGAATTTCATCAACAGTTTGACCATCAGTTCCACCTGTTGCTGGTTCATCATTAGTAACTATAATTGTTGCATCTGTAGGTGGATTAACAATATTTGATAATTCACCGACTTGTGCGTTAGAATTAGAACCACCTCCTGTTCTATAAGTAAAAGTTAAAATAGTATTCGATGGTGTTTCACCTAGATTTAAATTATTACCAATTGTAGAACCTATAGCACCAGGTATTTCAGAAAGATTAGTTCCATTTATTGTAACTCCTGCTTGTTCAACAGAATCTACATTTGAACCTGAATTACTAAACCTAAATAATCCGTTACCAAATTGAACTTTATAAGTTGAGTCATCTTCATCAAAAGTAGTTGTGAATTTTTTATTTGTTTTAATATACTCAGCAACATAAGGAATTGGTATTGGTGATGAATCATCTGTAGCATTGCCTTGGTCATAAGCACTTGTTCTGTTAGAATCAACAGTATAATGTGTCTCTTTCAAAACTTTTTCTTGTGCTAAATAATCAACCTCATACCATTTTTGACCAGAAGCATCTGTACAATTCAAAATTTCAATAATATCATCCTCTCCTAAATCTAACTCTAAAAATTTAGTTGGACTTGTGATTGTAAATGATTTTGTTTTAGTTTCACCAGACACAGCTCTTACATATCTTGTAAGTGTGTAAGATTCAGCTTCACCATCAGTATTAAGTGTAGGAGCACTTATTTCAGGATCGCCAGAACCACTAGCAGTAAAATCTATTTGATTAGTTGTTTCAAATATTAATTCCGAATCTACATTAGAAGTAATTTGTAGTCCATCATTTATTGAAGATGGTGCTTCACTAAAAACGGGTTGACCGGTTTCACTATCAGCTGATATTGTTGTTGTTACTTTCAATCTCACAACTGATGGTGTTTTATTCGGAGTTTTATATCCAAGAAATTCTGCTAGTCTTCTTACATTTCTTTTTTCGGTTGCTGTTGATAAAATATTTTCTTTATAGTTATAGTCTATGTAATATGAAAGAACATCACCAACATAACTTGATAATTCTATTAACATCATACCAGGTGATGTTTCATTAAAATCTTTGTAAGTGTCAGGAAAATAAGACTTTGTATATTCAATTAAATCTGCCTTGATTGTGCTAAAATCTTTACTAGTGTAATTAACATTTGTCGGTATTAACTTTTGTTTATCAGTATATGCCATTAGTAAGCTCCGTTACCTGTTGTTGATGTTGATGTTGATGTAGTGCCACCACCTACACCATCAAAAGTAACTTGAACACTTTCTGTTGAATTAGGTGCTCTTCTTATATTAAATTCAATATTGATATTTACTTGATTTAAATTATCTCTTCTTATTATTTCAATATTTCTCAAATCAACAAATGGTAACCATGTTTCAAAAACATTAACAATATTATTTTCAATTTGTATCGTTAAATTTTCTGTTGATTGTTCAAATAAAAGTTCTCTTAAATTCATTCCTAAATTTGGTTGAAAAACTCTGTCACCACGATTAGTTTGTAATAATAACTTAATATTATTTTTAATTGACTCGATTGTAGATTTAGTGGTTTTAAAGTACCCATCACCATTACCTACTCTACTAAATGGGAAATCTATCCCTACAGAGATTCTTGTATCTTTATCTTCTACAAATTGGTTTGTTCTTCTATCAGGTATTGGCATCTTACACCTCTACGGCTCTTTTTAATTGTACTTTACTTTTCATTGATTCTACTTTACCCCCACCTTTTAAATTGGTTGGTTTCTGTCCTTTATCACTAACAGCAGTTGTGACATTTAATAATGGTATTACTGCTGGAGCACCTGGTGCCGTAGGTAATGAAGTTACATTAGTTAAAGTTTGTGATGCTTCAAGTTCTGTCACAACAAAGGTTTGAGCTTGAATAAATTTTACTATAGCATCAGTTAAACTTTGTGCTAAAGTATCTAGTTTACCACCATCATTAAATTCATAGTTATCACCTGGATTGTCCGGCTCTACATTCTTTTTTAAAGCATCATATATGTCTGATTTAAGCCCCACTCTTAAACCTCGCCTTTTCGTCTACTTTTTTCATTACTTCTGAATAATCTTTTGTGAATGCCTCTGTTAAATGCT